TCGCCCTGGGGCCCGATTTCACCTCGTGGACCTTCCGGACCTGTATCTCCTTGGTCACCTTTCTCTCCTTTTTCGCCTTGAAGACCGGCAGGGCCTTGTTCACCTACAACTTTACCTACTGGCAGCTGAACACCGTCATCGCGATAAAGAAGTAATGTACCATCTTCTGACAGTTGAACCTCTGATATAGATCGCCCTGACTCGCCAATATCTCCTTTATCACCTTTCGGACCTATCGGGCCTACAGGTCCTTGCTCACCGAGTAAGCCAGGTTCTCCGCGCGGACCGGTTTCACCTTGAGGACCGACTGGTCCTTCGACAAGTATAGGTTCTGGGGGCTCAAATTTTTGAAGTTCGGAATGAAGTTCTTCTAATAAAGCAGATTTTACTTTACTACTTTCTTTTTTAAGAACTCCTAAAAGAGCAGCAAGAAGCTTAGCGTGTTCAACCTGATCCATTATCTATGTCTTCCTGTGATGAGAAAGAGTCATAGAATTTAGTCATACTTTCCACAAGACGTTTTTCTTCCTCAGTCAACTCTTTGTCTGGTTTAAATTCAGGAAATATTTCTTCTTCTTGAGGTTGAGATTGTGGAATGTCAATGTCCTCATCTTCATTTTCATCTGATTCCATATCTATTTCTCTTTGCATGACGTCAATATCTTCTTCTGTCATACGAAGGACATTCTTACGCACCCAGGCTAAAGAGAAATATTTACCTACTAAAGGATCAACTTCACCTAATATTCTTAATCTTTCTGCCATGATTTCACCCTCTTTTAATTCTTCGAAGTGATTATCGTTGACAAAATTATATGTAAGACTATTTCGTACAGACTCCCACTCCGCTTTTGTCATTACGCCACGGAGCACTAATTGTGTTTCAAGCAAGTTATCAAAAAGAACAGCAAATTTATTTCTGATTCGATTAATAAATTTTTGGAATTTTAATTCATCTCTAGAAATTTCAGTAGAGCGGCCAATGTTAAAGTTTACTTCAGCTTCTAATCTACTGATAGGAACATTTAAAGCTTTATAAAGTTTTTTCTGAAAATACATAACATCATCAAGCTCGCCAAGATTTTGGCCTCCTGGTAGTGTTGTAATTTCAGTACCTCTACCACCCTCACGTCGAGGCAGCCAAAAATCTTCCAACATTGTCATATGACGCCTATCATCTCTAACCTCACCAGTATTAGCGTCATATACTAATTTATTTTTATGCTTTACCATCATATCACGGAGATATTGTTCAGCTTTTGCTTTAGGAAGATTACCTACATCGATATAAAATATTCGACGCTCTGGAGCTCTAGAGAGACGGTAAATAACTGTAGCGTCCTCTAGCATTCTAAGTTGATTTAATGGCTTGATTGCTTTGTGAAGATGTCCCAACGTTAATTTATTCATTGGGTCTATTAAACCAGACGTTACATGGCAAATACTATCTTTTGCAATTTTAATACCTTTATCCTGGCTAACCATGCCCTTTGGATTATAGTAATAAAATTCATCAGCAGGAAGAAAAAGAGTAGCCCCTGTTTTAGGGTCTTTTCTTTTATTTTGTTTACGGACTTTTTTAATTTTACGAGGGTCAATATAACGTAATTCTTTAATACCATCACGTATATTTTTTTCATCTATGACTACTTGATAATAAAGACGGCCGTCAACATACCAGCGCCTGAAAATTTCGTATCCTTTATTACCAAAATCTAAAATATACAGAAGCTTAGCAAATTCTTCTCTTACTATTTTTTTTACTCTGTTAGGTAGCTCTACCTCGTCTAATACTAATTCTACAGGATAAGCATTTTCATCCATAATAATAGCATCATTAATAATATCTTCAATAGCAAAATCACACTCTGGTTGAAGCGCCATCTCACGATATTTAGTAACTAGATCAGCCTCATCTTTAGCACGTCCTTCGATATCAACATATGTACCATATGTGCCGCCGAACGCGCCGGCAGCGTTAGATGAAACTTCTGTTGCACCATCTTCATGTGTCGCGGGAACTATTGCTTGAAGCTGCTCTTTTTCGGCTTGATCAGCTCTTTTGATTTCAAAACCAAATAATTGCATTTTTATCCTCGATATAGAAAAAGGGGTATACTATATTTATAGTACCCCCTCTCCTATGTTTCTACAAGCTCAATTAAAGAGCAAAGATTTTACTTGCACCAGTCGAGAATCGTACTGTAATATCACCACCGTTAGGTAAGATAGGAAGACCTGTAGCCGTGTCAATATAAGCAATTAATCTTGATGCTGTGTTACCGTTCTGCGAGTCTGCATGATATAAAACCAATGCTTCACAGTTAGCTCCAGTCACTGACTGAAATGTGGGGTCATCTGCATCAAAGACACCGCTTGTAATTGACAAACTTGTTAAGTTAGCTTCAGATATAACAGCTGAATTTGGTATGTCAGCTCTATCTTCATGTGAGGTACTAAATGTATAAACATCTGTATCAATCAACGCTATTGTAACAACATTGCTTGATAGATTCAAGTTACCTGCAAGAAAATCCTCTTTGGCTTTAGGATATAACTGGTTCGCCATAATATATTACCTCTTCTATAAACCCAATTAAGCGGTTGTGTTACCGGTGCCTGTAGAGCCGCCGGTTACTTGCCAATAATCATATTGGAAAGTTACAGTAAACTCTTCCACTCCTTCTGTCTCCCAGTTAAGATCAATTGCTTGAACATCTGAGCACCAAAGACCAACAAACTCGTATGTACGCAACGTCGCTCCATCTTTACCAAATTGAGTAACAGTAGCTGTGGATTTATAATCAGCAGGACCTGCTCCAGCTGATCGTATATTACCTCTATGATTGTTTATAGAGGCTGCCCACTCTTCCATTGCGTTACGAATCAAAAAGTCTTCATCGTTAATGATAGTTGGTGACCATTCTGCAAAAGTTCTATTACCGGCTATCTTTACCTGCCTACCAAAATAAGGCATGTTGATAGTCCCGACCGTTGAGGCCGGGAGTTGTGCTGAACGACACATAAATGGTGTTTTTAAATTACCAGCTGCGTTTATTGGATTGAAGATCTGTACCTCAAAGAGGGAAGGTCTTGCACCACCAAACGTTAACTGGCTACTGAAATCTGTGACTGAAAATGCCATAGCTTACGCTCCTTTGTTATTTTCTATTATTTATTAGAATTGGCCTACAACTTCTGAAAATTCTACACCAGTTCTAACTGCCACAAAGTTCAGCTGAATAAAGTTAATTGACCGAGCAGGTTTAATGTAAATATCACCTATAAACTCGTTTCTATCAATTACTTCGCCAGTATTATTAGTCTCATCACATACTACTCGGAAGTCAAAAATGCCTCGACGACCTTGTACGTCTCGTAAGAACGGCTCCACTAGATTTTTAAACTGTGCTCTTGTAAATGAATCGTTAAATTCAAACAGTGTAAAGTTAGCAGCAGTAGAAATAGCTTTCTCTAGTACGATGAACAAGCGACGTACATTAATACGATCAAATGCACTTGGCTTAGCAAGTAGCGTTTTATCACCGTACAATACTGTACCTCTTCCCGGGAATGTTACAACCGGGTTAACACCGTTTTTATAGAGAGTGTCTCTTTCTGCTTTCTTAGGATTCCAAGCCAGCTTGATAACATTTTTCATGTTACCGCGATTAAATCCAGCTGGTGAGAACCATGGATCCCTAATAGTATCTGTCTGCACCATTAAGCCAGCGGTGTCACCGTTAGCTGGTACATAACGATATACATCATTATACTTATCGTATTGATACTTCCAAGCACTGTCCATAGTTGCATATGAAGTTGATGGTAGAGAGTCGCGATATGCTACTACATCTTCCGCTTCTTTACCTTCATATGTTGAGTTATTTACAACAGATGCTCTAGTTGGCGACAAGCATACAAGCAAGTCTTTTCGAACTGCTGCAATATTATCAATTAGGTGCGTTACTACCGTTTGTCCGTTACCAGCTGCAAGAATAAATGATAGATCAATATCTTCAGTTGATTTAAATCTATCGTAAGCTGTAATTAAATTTGCAGCAGTAGCAGCTGAACCGTCTAAACCATTTACTAATGAATCGGTAAGAGGGGTAGTTGAACCTGTAAATGTAGTGCCACCAGCAGCGTCAGTGTCTGAATTAGTACCTATACCACTATTGTTAGCCCACCACAAGTAACGTGATTGATTATTAATAACATCTTTGTAGTAGCTAGACCCGCCTTGTTCTGTTTTTCCGTCACGAGCCATTGAAGCATTTTGGAATACTTCCAGTACTTGGCCTTTCGTTCCGGTCCACAAACCGTCTTCATCTACAACAACCATGTGCATTTCATCAGTGGATGCACCGTTATTAGTTGCCCATTGAGAAGTACCAGGAGCTTTATCTACGTTGCCTGCGTATTCCCATTTACGAGTTAATGAAGTATTAGCTGCAAGAGTATCGCCTGTATAACGACTTTCTAATGTTACAGATGTACCGTTAGCAGCAATTGCTGACACTCTGCGGTCTTGTTTCACCCCGGTCGGTGAACCAATTTCTAAAACATCACCAACTGTAAGAACAGAAGCTTGGTTTGCAGAGAATGTTACTGTTGTAGTATTAGATGTAACACTAAATGTGCCTGAGAGCGTAGATGAAAACGCGTCAGCTGACGGGCAAAGTGAAACTTTTAATGAGTTACCTAAAGCACCGGGATACTTTGCAATAAATCGTCCTACACCTGTTGTACCAGCGCTGTGATTTTCTTCATAATCGTCATCATTATCAACACGCGTAACAGCAGTATTTGCTGCATTACAATGTGCGTTCATCATAGTTGAATTTTCTGCACGAACCACATACAGAGCATTACCGTATGCTAAGAAGTTAGCCGCGGTAAAAAAGTCCGTAGCTGTTGCAGAGTTAGGCTTACCGTATTGTTGAACTAAGGCGTCTTCTGTTGAGATTAGGGTTTCCTTGTTTACAGGACCCCAACGGAAATGACCTGCGATACCTGCCTCTGTTGTAGAAACGGCAGGGATAACAGTAGTCAGATCAATCTCACTAACATTTACGCCCGGTGATACTTGAAATGGCATGTTATTCTCCTTTACGAGGTTTTGAAAGTTCTCTTTTATTTATAATTTATTGTATTTCACAGGTCAGTCAGTTGTGGCAACGCCCAACGATCTCTTGTTTCATCGATATTTATAATACCGTCTTCTTCGTGACCATCATCTACAAAACCAAAGGGAAGTACATCTTCTTCTATCATTTTTTGATTTTCTTCAAATAACCTCTGTCTTAAATCATCGTCAGTGATGTCTTTAAAATATTCCTGACGTACTAACCAAGCAAATAAAACAGAACACATTACTAAATCGTCGTGCATTCCCTCTTCTGCTTCATAACTTTCTTTACGAGACACAAAATTTGAGAGTTCAAAAATATAATCATAATCTTCTATAATAAGCTTATCTTGCTCTATCATGTCTTTAAGTGTAGAACAACCTATTCGTTTAACCGACTTAGTAGTCCTTACTCCCATTTGCTGTCTACCAGCAAATCCTGCCGAAATATGTTGTGATCCAGCTTTGTAAACTGTACTTAACATATTTTCATATTCTAAGTCTTGATGTAATATATTAGAGACTTGCTCACCAATATCATTTACTTCAATCATTACAAAAGCATCATTATATTTTTTTGCTGTATCGTAAATAACATTAGGATATATTAATGGTGAGATATCCTTGCTTCTATACTTACCTACAGCTCTGTATGGGTATTCTGTAATATCAAAAACAATAAAGGCAGAATAATCCCCACCGACCCCTCTAGATACGTCACATACTATAATATAATTTCGTCCAGGTTCAGGCTCATGATAACAATCGAAATTATTTTTTATATAAAGAGGCTGTTTGAACACTAATCTTTTAAGAACAGACGGGTGAATTAAAGTATTTGTACTACCTAAAAATTCAGTTTCAAATTCTTGCCTAAACTGTTCTTCTGATGTAGCGCGAATAGTTTCTTCTCGCCATTTTTCATCCCTTCCAGGCACATCAGACCAATGTATTTCTACTCTTTCATAATCATTGCGGCCTTCTTCACTATCAACCCATAATTTATAAAAAAGATTCATTCCATTAGGGGTAGAAGTGATTAATACTTTAGAAGATTTACCAGAAGAAATAGTAGGAAAAACTGAAGTAAAAAATTCTTCTTGTAAGTTATTCGGGACGAAGGCAAACTCGTCTAAATAAATTAAATTTTGTGAAGTACCTCGAATGGCACTAGAAGATGTAGCAGAAGCAAGTATTTCAGAACCATTCTCTAATCTTATATTGCCTTTATTCCACTCTACAATACCTTGCTGCATCCATTTGGGTAGATGTTCATACATTAATTGTATACGGCCGAGAATCTCTCTAGCTTGAGCCATCTTATTTGCAAGAATAGCAACTGAGTACTGCTCGGTAAATAATACTTTCCATAAAATATAAGCTGCTACTGTAGTGGTTTTACCTACCTGGCGAGGTAACTTACAAATACTAAAACGATTATCTTCAAAAGTTTTTACCATTGTCTCTTGGAAATCCCAGAGCTCAAACGGTACTAATCCTTCATCAATACTTACAATTTGTAGATGCTGTTTTATAAAATGAATAGGGTTTCGAGCACACTTAAGATACTCCATCACGTTTTCTTGAGTAAACTCAACTTGAACGCCTGAAGCTTTTAAATTTTGATTTCCTAAGTAAATTTCTGGCATTTTATAGTTGCACTCTCTAACTAATCATATTATAATCATCGTGTAGATGCTAAAAGATAGATATATTAATAACCCTCAGGAAGAGTTAATAACTCTCTATTTTTAAGGTGTTGTTCTTGTATATCTTCTTTTGATTGACCGTGATACTCAACACCTATATGTTCGCGGATCATAATATCTTTTACACTAGTATATCTATCGTTCGCGTGGTCGAAGACAATAAACTCACCAAGGACACGACCGAATTTCCCAGAGCGATCCTTTTGTGTTCGTAATACGCAATCAGTTCCAAGTGCGTTTTTAAGGAATGCGCTCGCGTATAGTCCGTAACGTTTTTCTGTTTTATTTCTGGTACGGCTTTCGGGAGTGTCGATTCCGTATAACCGTACACGCTCGTTACGTAGCCAGATTCCAAACCCGAGATCGATATCGACATCTACTGTATCTCCGTCAACTACTTTTACTATTTTACATTTATATTCATACATTACTATTATCCTTCAACATCTTTTGCAACTCAGCAGTATTACCAACAAACAATGCATTAGTAACACTATTAGGACCTTTAGATTGCTCTTCTTTTTGTAAATCTTTTACTTTTTTCTGAACCTCTAAAAGATCTTTATTTGCATCAGTTAAAGTTTTAATCATTTGGCCTACTATTTCGAAAGCTCTTGGGCTCTGGCTTTGTTTAGCTAATTCAACTAATTCATCTAAAGCATCAGAACCTCTTTCTATAGCATTGTACAAATTTTCTCGAGCATATTTGTAATCATTTTCTATATCAACATTTCGCTCATTATTTTTTTCTGGTTTAATCACTTGCACCTCATTCACTTTAGGTGATTCTGGTAAATTAAATATTTGCTCCATATTTTTATGAAAATTATTATCCATTACAAATCACTTATATCTGTTGCAATACCATAGTCGTCATCAACTCTAATTTCATCTACTGGAACAGATAGCGCAGTATTAGATGTAGGATCACCTTCCGCTGTAAGAGCTGGTTGTTGGTTTATTGATTCTAAACCGGTTGTTGCTGTTGTATTGTTAAACAAATTAATAATATTACGTCTAATAGTACCAGTAGTGGATATAGGTCCGAATATATAACCTTTCATTGTAAAAGTTAAATTCCATATCAAAGCTCTTCTAGCAGCAAAATCACCTTCATAAGTATCTTCTAGACTTACATCATTTAATACACAAGGTACATCATAAACTAAATCCATTTCTGGAATTAGTCTAACATTGTTTGTCCATTCAGGTTGAAAATAAGGTAATATTTGTTCTAATATTTGAGTACCATCATCTGCATTTTTAACAAAAGCGGATAAAGTAAAGTTAATGTCATATGGTACAGGTGCATATTGCGATTTTAACTTATTTAAATCAGATGAGTCTACTTTAGTGTGTCTGAGTGTGGAGGGCAGCTTCCTGTTAGCAGCGTAGTTCATACCAGTCATTTCGAAACCCAATCGAGGCAAGCTTACAGCTACATCTTGATCGAGATTTGGGTCTTGAGCCAATCTAACTAAAAACTTTTCTTTGGGACCGTAAGCAATAGGTACTTTAAGCGTTTGTACTCTTTCATTGCTAGAGTTAAATCTTTGCACATAAATTCCATTAAACATGTTACCAAAAACTATAACATATTTTCTAACAGTACCGTGATAAAAAGTTCTGCCAAACATTATTAGTACCTATCTATTTCTGAGAAAGGATTGGTCTCGCTAAAATCAAGAATATTTTCTGACTCAAACTGGAAGAAAGCGTTATTAGCTGAATTATCAGTAGTTTCAATCTCATATTCTTGTAACAGCGATCCACCATCTTCTAAGTTTACTATACCAGTTCCGTCTTCTAATGTAAATTCGTAACCAAGTACATTCTGAGAGTATGTATCTTCAATTAAATCTATTTCTGTGTTACCAGTATTAATTTGCTCAGAACTATAATCAAACAATTCACAACGAACATCATAAGTCTGAAGTCTACCTGTTTGATAGAATATCTGTTCATGCTCTACAAATTTAATTTCAAATAATTTTCCAACCATAGGAAAATATATAAGATCACCTTCTTGGGGACGATTTATTGTATTTGTATAATCATCACCCTCTTGTACAAAACTATCTGTGTCTTGAGAACCTGTTAAATACTGCCTAGATGGGGTTGTTGTACTACCATCTTCAAAGATAAGATTGTATCCTACTTCGGTAGTTAATTTTGGTGATGTAATTGCTTGGTCAAAACGTTTTCTAGCTACTGTAAATGTTACACTATCTCTAATCTCTAAACCAAATCTAGATAAAAGATCGCCCTCGCCTTCAAAACCTTCCGTATTTTTTATATACATCTCTAAATCAATACCTTCATTAAAAGAAGAAAGCGTATCCTCTCCAAATAAATGATCAGTATTAACTCTTGTACGGGGCAAATACTTTAAATTGTGCCCATAAATTTTAATGGCTTCAATAGTAAGATCTTCAACCAGATCTTGCTCCCGAGCGTAATTAAAATTATTAAAATATTTGTTAGTAGCCATTTTTAACCTATCATGTCATGAACTGGCAAGCTGTAACTCGATATCATTTCGTCTTCTAGCTTACGAATCTCCTCCATAGATTCTTCCCATATTTTTTGACCGTTAAAGGTCAGGCCGCCTGGCATCTGAAGGCCTTCAAACTTTTTAAGATTTTCACCCCATTGACGTTTAAATAAAGCTGTAGTATATCTGAGTAACCACCGATCAGAATACATATCTGTATTAGCATCTGGATCTATAACCTGATAAGAGTCTAAGATAATATAAGAATCAACCGGTATTTTATCCGTCCAACTAGTATCGATATAAACTCTGTTAGTATGTCTATTATAACGTATAGGTTGCTTACCAACAAAAGTTTCTTCCAACATATTGATATGAGTCATTGCCATATGATATGGTACAACTGACGATTGTAAAAGATCATAAAGATCATTCAAATGTATCTGATATCTCACGTTAAATAAATTATTAACTGAATAAGTACCACCTAAAGTAAAGCAACCAGTAACACCGTAAATAGAATCAGGTACTGTTAAATAACCGTTTGATATATCAGCTGCTGTAGCTTGATGCTTATAAAAAACTCTTTCTGTGCCATCAAAATGATAGTCTCTATAATATTCTATTGCTTCATCTATTCTATCTTCTAACTGCTCATCGTCAGCATTTATATCGATAACAGGAGCTCCTAAATTACGAAGACAATATGATTTTAATTCTTCTCTTGTTGCTGGAAGTGCCATCTGTATCTACCCTATATAATAATGTATGTGGTTTACTATATTTATCATCTGGAGTTATTATGTTTAAAAAACCTTATATTGAAATAGTCTCCCCTAAACAATTTTGGGCTGATAATCTAGACGAAATTATTGTGCCTTGTATTAAAAATACTCCAAAAGAATATAAAGAAATAAAGCCTTGGCATGGATTAAATGTTAAGCAGCGAATAGAACGACTATTTGAATCTCAAACACAAGCAATGGATAAGACCATAAAACAATGTGATGGCATTATTAAGTTATGGCAAAAAAGCTTTTTATTAAAATTTCCCTGTGACACTATTATTGATATAAAGAAAGATACAGGTTGGAGATACAGTACATCAAATAGTATTTTTAACATAGGCGGTCACAGTAAACAGCAGTATGGTAAAATGATGCCTGATACATGGACGGTTAAATTTACATATAATTTATTTTTAAATAATAATATTGATATATTACCAATGTCACCAATATATCATAAAAAACAGCCTTATGAAGTTTTGCCTGGGGTTATATTTCAGCGCCACCGCTCACCTTCAATATTAAATATTATAGCAGCGTTTCCAAATACAACAGAGTCTTATCTCTTTAAAAAAGGAGACCCCTTATGTATATTATACACAGGGGCCCCAGTAGTATTAAGATCTAAATTTGATTCGACTGCAGAACTAATAATGCCTACATTTTAAGCGAAACCAGGAGTATTCCAGTTAGTAAGTAAAGCAATATCGGTGTTAGCATCTACTTTAGCTTTATGATACGACGATGTCGGCCAACCTGAATCAATTGCATTATTATAGTTGGTAACTAATGTTGTAAGATCCGCAGCTGCGTCAATAATATCATTAATAGCTTTTTCTCGTGAAAAGCATCCTTGGACGTGAGATAATACTTGATTTTTACGTGATGTAGCATTAGTTAAATTTAAATCTACCCAACCGGTATAATCTTTAAATGATACTACACTTTCTGTATTGTCTTGCAACCATAAAAAAGCACCATTAATACTTGCTTGAGACATTCTATCTGAAGCTATAATTATATTGTTATTTCCACTATCGATAACACCTCCTACTTCATATTTGTATCTCAAGGCGGCGAGTTTATCTTTAAGATTTTTTTTAACAGATGCAAGATCAGTACTGCCCCATGTAGATGTATCCGGATCATATGTTAGATTAACATTATTAAGAAACGGTACCATAGAGCTTGGCACACTTATAGCTTTATCTCCATAAGTACCTGAGATATCATCTTCATGTATCTCTATTACTTGATTACTATCATTTATTAGAACCCATAAGCTCATTCTTCTATCTCCGATACAGTAGAATTTTTGTACATTGTCATCATATATTTAGCATCTCTAAAACTAATAGATCTATTTAAAATTGTCTCCATTATATACCTAGGTGCCATTCTATATGTGCTAATAATTTTTGTTATATCTTCTTTGCTCTTTAACATAGACTTCAAGCGTATCTGAGCTGTAAGAAATTTTTGTTGATACTCAAAAATCTCAGTACAATAATTATTATATTCTTGTTCTGGTAGCGCTGTTCTTACTTGTTGATTTATTGATATATTATTTTTAGTTAAAAAATAATTTCTATATATTAACTCATCCATCCATTTGTTAATATTTTTATAAACTTGATCTCTTAAATAGTTTAAATCAACACTTATCCCGTTATTATCAAATTTATAGTTATCATCTACTAACTCAAAATTAATATCATCGTCAAAAATATTTATTTTTTCACTCCACCCATCCTTAGGTAAATAGAGCATTTTTCGATCTTGTAAATCTGATTTATCTAAAAACTCCCCACAATAAAATATAAAAGCACTAAACTCCCAATCTTGAAATTCTAAATTTTTGTCAGATTTAAAAATCTCTTCTTCATTATAAATTATTTTCTGTAAAATATGATATTTTGGATTAAAGTTAATAACACCTAAACACCACCTAAAACCATCAATTAACTTATCGTGCGTCAACTGGTCGACATGTTCATTTTCATTATTATAAAAAAAGAAAGTAAAATTAGCCATTTAAACACTCATTATTTGTAATGTTAAATTTTTCACTTAAGTTATATAACTCTCTGTTTAGCTCATCTATTTTTTGATCTTCATCTATTAGCATAGTATTGTTAAATTTTAAGCTTTCAAACATAATAAACCAGCTGTGAGGTGCAAAAATAATACCGTCATCCATATCCCAATCGTGTATTCCATTATCCACGTAGCTTTTAATTTTATAATTTAATGTATCGGTAATTTTTATATTATTCTTAATATGGTTCCAAAAGATAGAGTCTCGTTCATTATTTAAATAATGTAATGCTATAAAATCATATGTCTCTTCAAATTTTTGTGAAATCCTATTATTTAATATTGCAATATCGGAACTTGTATAATAACCTTTTCTAATCCGACCGGTTAAATGCTCTATAACATCTGTAGTTAAATGAATACTAGAAGACTCTAAAGGCTCAGCAAACCCGTTTGAAACACCAATACTGATAACATTAGTTTTCCATGTATTTTTATTATAGACTGGTTTAAATTTAATATGATTAAAATCAGTATTCTTATCTTCTAATCTATCTTCACCCCAATGATTTACTAAAAATTTTTCTGCTTCTTTTTTTGACGTTAAATTAGAATTATACAGTAACCCCGAGCCTATTCTATCCGCTACTGGTATTTTAAATATCCACCCTAAATCACAAGCTTGTGATATAGTATATGGCGTCATCTCTTTATTAATGTTATTATATTTAAAACGTCTTGTAACAGCAGCATTACAAAATAACATATCACTTTTATCGATCCACTCATCACCTACAATATTTTTTGAAATAGTATTGCGAAAACCAGTACAGTCTATGAAAATAGAAGCTTCTATGTTTTCACCAGTATCTAATTCTATTGAATTAATATAATTATTTTCTACATTAACTTTTTCTACATTATTTAAATAGTAGTTAAGTTTATTTACTGTTTTTTTCTTGAGATAATCAGCTAAAAGATTAGCGTCAAAATGATATGATCTATTTGATGTAATATAATTATTTTTTACACAGTGTGTGTAATAAGGTATAATTTTTTCTTTAAATACTTCACTGTTGTGTTTATTTACTGAATAATAATCACCTAAATGTAGACCATTTTTTAAAGTAGTATTAGCAAACGGGTGCCATATATCTTTACCTTCATTTACCCAATCTTTGAACAAAATACCACATTTAAACGTAGCTTTTGTCTCTTTCATAAATTCTTCTTCAGAAACTACACCACATCTTTCTAAAAAATCTACAAAGCTAATAAGTGCTGCTTCACCAACACCTAATTTAGGTATAATTGGTGATTCAACAAGAGTAATATTATATTGAGGGAGTTGATTAGTTAAGTAGGCAGCAGTAAGCCAACCAGCACTACCACCACCTACTATACATATATTTTTCACATAATGCATAATATTAATTTTTTTTTAATTATTCACCTGTAGCCCAGTCAAAGCGAACATATCCAGAGGCCGCTTGAGCTCCAGCACCAAACCAGCCTTGAGTGTTACCACCGCCACCACCATAAGAGCCGCCGCCACCGCCGCCAGAGTGGGATGGTGTTGGATCACTGAAAGAGCCTGGACCGCCGCTACCGCCACCAGGACCGCC